TCTTGGTGCATCAGGTGCTGCCATAGGATTTGATGGTTCTGGTAAACCTAAATCTCCTACTCCTCCTAATGCTCCACCACCAAGTGCTCCACCAATTCCACCTGGTAATACTGATTCCATTACCTTGCTTTTGATGTTGTCGATAATCGCATCCTTGCGTATGAATACGTAACCGCCAAGACCAACAACGGTGAGAGATACAACACCACTTGCAATAGCGATTCCATTTACAATTTTCTGTAACATAATACTATTTAATTAAATTATATATCATACTCGCTACCCTCTCCCATATATTCGAGAGAAACGATATCATGATGAACTTCTTTATTTTCACGAAGTAACCACTCTGCAAATTCTTCACGGATTGAAATAGCATCTTTGAGTTGTTCTACTTCACCATCTGTGCATAATTCATTCATTCGATCAATCGACCAATCATAAGTAGTTCTAAGATTTTTCGTGAAACTGTCCATAATCTTTACGCATATAGCGTCCGAGTATGTTGCTATTATAATACATTGGTCTCCCGTCGTCAAGTGACTCCATCAACACATTGTGTAAAAACAACTGTTTGGTCTCTTCGTAGTTTACTTTTCCAAGGGTTGTGTGGAGACTGAGGATCTCTCTTCTGAAATTGCCTCTTCCAATCTCTCTAATGTCTCGTTTAAGGTCATCAGAGCTTCCGTAATACTTCTTCCAGTCTGATTCACTTGTGACTCTTCTTTTTCCACCTCTTGGTTTCCGCTTCTGCACGAAGTACTTTCTTCCAATGTATTTCTGTCCCGTGGAGGTATTTGTGATGCAATAGACGAACCCATAATACTCCCCAATATCATCAGAGGTAAAAGGGCGACCTTCATATATCCAAGGGTTTTCATAATCGACTTCCAAAACAGTAATCATATTATAACACATTCATAACTATATATCCATAAATATTAATAAACGAATATATAAATGACTGTTTACAGAAAAAACATAAGTATCAATGTTGGTGAAACTTTTAGTGAAGATTTAACATTACTCAGTGCTGATGGATCTGGTGTTGTTGATTTGACAGGTTTTTCTGCACAGTCACAATTAAGAAAACATCCTTCAAATCCTCGTTTTGCAGATATACAAGTTGGTATAGTGAATGCATCTCAAGGTCTAATTAATTTATCAATTGCAAGCACTATAACCGAAAATCTTCAAGGTGGTAGACATGTATATGATATAATCTTAACACGACCTAGCGGTTTTAAATTTGTTGCAGTTGAAGGTAATGCACTTGTAAGATCTGGTATCAATACTATGGTGCATTATTTTGGTTCACCATAAATAAAAATAAAAATATATGGCAGTCTTTAGCACTAATCTACTAATATATAAACATACTGACTTTGAGCAAACTTTTGTGCTTGAGGACAGTCTATCAAATAGTGCCAAAGACTTAACAGGTTTTACTGGCTCCTGCAAGATGCAAAGAACCTTGAATCTTGGAGATTTAACAGCATTCAATTTATCATTTACAAATAGAGCACTAGGTAAAGTAAGAATATCATTAACAAATGCACAGACAGCAAATATTGCAGACGGTAAATATTTTTACGAATTAATGTTAACAGATCCAAGTGGTGTTGTAGAAAGAGTGATTGAAGGTGTTGTAATAGTAAAACATCCAGTCACTTACCCCTCAGAAGCACCTCTTACTCCTTTTGTTCCTCAAGTTCCTTAATCTTCAGGAAAATCATACGGACCGTTCATCTTCTTTTCTAACTCTCTTTCATCTAAAACTTCGTTTATAAGTTCTTTTAATTCTAGTTTAAGTGCATCTGATAAAATATTAATCTTTTTAGGTATAACATCGGGGAGTGCAGCACGTTGTTCTTCAATGCTCCTACCATCACCCTTACTTGTCCCATAGGACATTCCTTGGGTATCAATTTTCATAATAACTATTTTTTGTAATTATATAGTAACTCAAAATCCTCAGACACACCAACTCCAGGTTGATAGTTCTGAGGATTCTGTTTTGCAAGTTTAACTGACTTTAGACCACCGATGATGTCAGCACGATTAATAATGTGTTTCATATTAAGATGCATCAATTTGATTTTGTAAACCTTTGTTTCTCCTTATATTATAATCTTTTAAAGATTCATCTGGATACCTGCCAGGTATAGAACCGTCACCAGGGTTTTCATACTTTTTATACTTGGTTTTAGTTTTAGGTTTAATTTCATTTTCACCTTTTTTCTTTCCAAGATACTCAGCACCTTTTTTAAGAGCGAATGCACCAGCACCAAATTTGGCAATATCAATCAGTTTTGTTTTACCAAGTGCTTTTAATCCTGAACTTACAAGTCCTTCTTGAAATTGTTGAAATGTTTTCATTTACTTTTTGGCAGCAAGTCTTGCCTTTGCCATTGCCTGTGCCTTCTCCTTACCAGTCATAGCTTGTTTTTTAGCATATTCTTGTGGATTATTAAGTTTTTCCTTTTTCCTTTGTAATGCCAATACTTGAGCTTTAGTTTTATTATCTGGGTTAGCTTGCTTTTCTTTAATTCTCTTGTTGATGGCTACGTTTTCCTTTCTTCTTTCAACTCTTTTTTCAACTTTATCTTTTACAGCACCAGGAGCAGATTTTATAGCATCAACACCTTTTTTCACAACATTACCGACTTTTTTGAAACCAGCTTTAACATTATCAACAAAACCCTCATCTAAAACATACCTAACTTCAGATACGATAGAACCGATTGTTTCCTGATCCATTTCCATCATTACATAGTTTGCTTCCTCAATTGTTGAAACTTGCTTTGTAGAGTATAAGTACTCAAGAACCATATCATAAGCATCCCATTCAGTATGGTCTCTTAGACCTGCTGCTCTCTGTGCTGTAATTGACTTAGGATAGGCTTTTATAAAGTCTGCCTTAGACATTTCTCCTTTTCTCATTTTTTTAAAGTCAGCTTGTTTTGATTTTAATTTGTCAACTTTTTCATCACCAAGTCTTGCCCTATTTTTCTTTTCAATAGGATGCATTTTCTTTGGTTTTGTTTCAGTTTGTTTAGGTTGTTTTGTTTTATCTTTTAACACTTGTGCACCTGCTTCACCTGCAGTTCCACCTGAATCTGTTGAACCACCAGCATTACCACCACCAATTTGTGGTGGAGGTGTTACTTTTGTCTCATTTTTTTTAGTCTCAGCCTCTCTCTTATCCTTTCCTATGTTTCTTAACTTGTTAACACCTGCAACAACACCACCTATAGCAGCAGCGGGAAGAGCGATACCAGGAATTCTCTTTAATACTGGTGCTGCTTTTTTCACTACATCTTTAACCTTTCCAAGTGCTTTCTTTGCAACTGTTTTTGCACCACTAGCTATGTCTTTAACACCTGTTTTTACAGACTTAACTGTTTTTCCTGCAAACTTTATTCCTTTCTTTAACAATGGTTTAGCTGATTTTGCCAATCCTCCAACTAAAGCAGTCCCTAAAATTTCATTAAGTTGTTCTTCAGTTAAATTTTGCTGTTTATAACTTTCAACTATATAATCTTCTGTTAGAGATGATAATCCACTTTCCCATAACTCATCAAAATTCTCATCAAGATATTCAATCTCCTCTGCAGTAAAATCTGCTTCAAGAAATAATTTGTTTATTTCCCTTTGCTCTTCAGAAATATTCACAGAGTCATAATAGAGTTGTGTTATTTCCTGATATTCTTTTAAGTCCTTAAACATTTGTCAAGTCAGTTGCTACAGTTATTATTTATACTTTCTAATTATGGTAGATTCTTATTAATGTTTTTAGGTTTCTTAGTTGTTAACTTAGAACCAGTTGCCATTTCTCCTGTATTTTTATCTTTATATGTGAAAGTTGACCCATATTGTGTTGGTTTGGGAGTTGGTTTATTAAAAGGATTCATAGATTTAGGTAGTTTTTTTGGAAACTCTTTACTATATTGATCTGGTTTATTTGCTTTCAAATATTTTTTGTAAAGTTCCCTAGACTTATTTGGTTTACCAGTATCAAATCCTATAGTTTTTACATATGGTGCGTACTGTTTTGGTTTTGCTTTTGGTGTAAAGAATGTTTTCTTTATCGTAGGAGCAGCAAGTAAAGCAAGTCCAATTGCTTTATATCTTTTTGGAACCATAGCGTTGAGCTTTCTTAAAGTTCCTATTGGACCACGTTTGAAAGATAATCTTGTTTGTGCAATTGGAAGTTTAGTTAATTTATCATATCTCATAGGTTTTAAATCCCAATCTTTCTTTGGAATTTTCCATCCTTCAGGATCAAGTACTTTTTTGATTGCTCTTTTAAATAAACTTGGTTTTTTAACTGGTGGTTTTGGAGGAACGAATCCAGTAGTATCCATTTTCTTAAGAATTTCCTTTCCTACTGGATTTGATGTAGGAACCACATCGAATCCTTTAAATTTAGATTTTCTAAAAACTGATCCTGGTTGTGTTACTTTTAATACTGTCTTTGGTTTCTTATATCTACCTTTTAATGCTTCTTTTGCGTTTATGTCTGCTTTAATTCTAGCAATCTCCGCTGCTTTTTGTGATGGATTCATATATGCAGTTTTTCCTTTCCTTGGTATTCTACCCGCATAATCACTTGTATTAATCTTTCTCTCAATGTCTTTATATGCTTTACTTGTTGGATCGGATGCAATTTTTTTTGCTTTTGATACTACTTTGTTAAACTGAGATACTTTCTTAGGGTCACTTGCTATCATCTTCTTAAAGTCAGATTTAGACATACCTTGACTCATTCTATTGAATCCACCTCTGTTTTTTGCAAAGTCAAAAACACCTGCTTGTGTTGCTTTTCCAGTTTTTGAATCTATACGTGCTTTTCTTTTTGTTGCGAGTTCTTCTGCCTTACTAAAATCTATCTGACCTGGTGTTAACTTACCACTTATAGCAGTTTTAGATGGTTTTGTTTTTTTTACAAGTTGTCCTAATGGTCTTGTTTGTTTTTTATTTACTATTTTTGTTTTAGTCTCTGCTGCTTTAAATTCATCTGGTTTTACATACTCAGGACGATTTGGATTATTCTGGTTAAATTTTTTAGTTATTACTTTTGCACTAACTGATTTTTGAATTTTACCACCAGTTGTTGTGTTAGATAATGTTTTTGTCTTTCCTCCAGATGTAGCATCAGGATACCTTTTACTACTAGATATATTATCACCTTCTTGTTTAATTTGATTTTTAACTATATTCCTTGTCTTTTTTAAATTCTTTTGTTCTTCTTTACTAAGATTATCATATGCATCAAATTTATCAAGAGGATTCTTCTTTTCCTCTTGCAGATTATATCTTTTATTATTTAATCTTTCAAACAGACTCATCTTCTTCAGACACTTTTTTAGTATTTATATCATAAGATTCATACGCATCATAATCACCAAACAACCAGGCATCTGCCTTGGCTGCTTCACGATATGCTTCAATACTCATATCATTTAATCCCTTTACCTCTGATGGAGTTTCAATAATTTTTACTTTAGGTTTTGTTTGTTCATCCCACTCTTTATGAATTTCTTTCACCTGTTCATCAACACTTGCCATTTCCATCTGTATTTTACCTTCTATCCAAATTTTTTTTAACCAAGCAACAAAACCTAATGCAAGATGCTGGAGATATGGGTTTTTGAATTTCTTCTTAACCCATCTCTCTGCCTTTGCATACCAAGGATCTACACCCTTACCAAATTGTTTCTCAAAGTTTAAAACCACTGAACGTATCCTTCTTAACGTCTTGTTTGATACCTCCAACAATGTATGATTCAACTTCTGTTTCCTGTGGTGCAACTTGTAATCCCTTTGAGGATATCCAATGCTCTGTCCAAGGTAATGGATTGTTTCTTGCTGGAATGCTATACACTGGTTTCAAACCAATCGCTCTCATTCTACGATTTGCAACCCACTCAACATACTGATGAAGTAGTTTGTCATTGAGACCAATCATACTTCCATCTTTGAATAGATATTCTGCCCAGTGCTTCTCTTCGTTTACACAACGGTCAAACATACTGTATGTCCATTGTTCTTCTTCCTTGATGATTTCCTTCATCTCAGTGTCATCACCCTTTCTCCAGTTGTTGATGATGTTCTGTGTTATTGCCAAATGGAGATTCTCATCTCTTGCAATAAGCGATATGATTTTCGCACTCCCTTCCATGAGTTTAAGCTCACCAAAAGCAAAACTACAAGCGAAAGATACGTAAAAGCGGATACCTTCCAAAATGTTGACATTAGTAACTGCCCGATAAAGTTTTCTCTTTAAGTCCTTTCTTTCCCACATTCCTGTTGGACTATCTTTCCAACCATCTTTCCACATATTACCTGTATCGTAATCGTGTGCCTGATTAATGAAGTTATCATAAGACTCAGTAACACTTGATGCACGGTCAAGAATACGGTCATCTGATAATATCTTATCAAAGACTTCTGATGGATCAGGATAAACATTCTTAATCACATATGTGTAAGAACGTGAATGTATCATTTCCATAAATGACCATACTTCCATACACGCTTCAAGTTCTGGTAACGAACAGTATGGTAAGAATGCCATACCTGGTGCACGACCTTGAACTGAATCTAGCATGATCTGATACTTCAAGTTTGAGGTATAGATGTGCTTTTGCTCTGGACGTAATGATTGATAATCACCACGGTCTTTTTGTAGAGACACTTCTTCTGGTCTCCAGAAATATCCTAGTTGAGATTTAGTTAAATTCTCAAATTGTGGATACTTAAAATTATCATATCTTTGAACTCCTAATGGTTTACCAAAAAACATAGGTTGCTTTTTAGTATCGTGTTCCTCTGTGTTGAACACGGTCATACCATCAAGTTTTGCCATAGATCTATCCTTCTTTGATGAAACCTTAAATTGAACAGGATTCACAAGCTTCCTCCTCTGCGTTACTTAAATCGTTTAGTAGTGAATTTAGTTTTGATTGCTCATTATCAATCGAGGGCATTTCTTCTACTTCATCAGTTTTAACATCGTAAGTATTTTGATAGTAAGAAGTTTTCCATCCGTACTTATATGTAGTTAAAAGGTCTTGTGCCATTACTGAAGTGGGAACTTCAGAACCTTCATAGTGTTGTGGATTATAAGACCAGTTTCCAGAAATTGCTTGGTCAAAGAACTTCTGCATCACAGCAACAATGTTTATATAACCAGTATTCCCAGTCATATCCCAGAGCAATGTGTAATTGTTCTTAAGAGTATTATAAGATGGGACAATCTGCTTAAGAGGTCCTTTCTTTGATTTCTTAACTGAGAGATAACCTCTAGGGGGTTCAATGCCATTCGTCGCATTACAGACGACAGAGGACGACTCTGAAGGCATTTGTGCTGATAGTGTACTGTTTCTTACTCCGTATTCCTTAACCTCTTCACGTAATGATTCCCAATCATATTTCAGATTATTTGGAACCAATTCATCCACATCTTTTTTATAAGTGTCAATTGGTAATATGCCGTGAGAATATTTAGTATTATCAGAATATTCACAAGCACCCTTCTCTTTTGCTACTTGTACGGTTGCCTTCAATAGGTGATATTGAAATGATTCAGTGAGGTCATGAATCAACTGCCATGCTGTAGGGTCATCATATTTTACACCCTGCTTGGCAAGATAATGTGCAAGACCTATGAAACCAACACCGAGAGAGCGTCTTGCTTTAGTAGCGATTTCTGCTGCTCTGACTGGGTATTGTTGAAAATCAATAAGTTCATCAAGACTCCGAACAGCAAGATCGCAAAGAACTTCAAAATCCGAAACATCCCTAATTTTGCCAATATTAATAGCAGAAAGGATGCAGAGAGCAATTTCTCCAGTTTCATCGTCAATATGTTGTATAGGTTTGGTTGGTAATGTAATCTCTTGACATAAATTGCTCATCTCTACCTTATCCATAAAGGAAGAATGAGAATTACAATGGTCAATGTTCATTAAATATATTCTACCAGTTTCTGCTCTTTCTTTCAACAGGTCAAGAAATAATTCTTGTGCACCTAAAGTCTTTCTAGGAACAGAATCATCATTCTCATACTTTACGTATAGTTCATCAAAATCATCTGTACCAAAACTATCATAAAGCCCTGGCACATCATGAGGAGAAAAAAGCGTGATTTTCTCGTTGCTAATAAACCTTTCATAAAATAATTTACTGAGTTGAATGCTGTAGTCTAATTTGCGAACACGATTATCTTCAGTTCCTTTATTGTTTTTAAGAACTAAGATATCTTGGATTTCTTGGTGCCAGATCGGGAAGTGGACAGTCGCTGATCCACCTCTGATGCCATTTTGCGTACAGCATCTGACAGTTGCCTCAAACTTTTTAAGGAACGGAACAACACCTGTGTGTTGCACTTCTCCACCCCTGATTTTAGCATTGATGCCCCTGATACGACCTGCGTTGATACCGATGCCAGCCCTTTGTGCGACATAACGACCAATGGCCATATCACTACTAAAAATGCTATCCAAGGTGTCGTCAATATCAACCAGAACGCAAGACGCAAACTGCCGAATAGGTGTTCTAACACCTGCCATGATTGGGGTTGGGATGTTGATTTTATGTTTGGAAATTGCATCGTAATACTTTTTAACGTAATCTAATCTTGTTTCTTTTGGATATTTTGAGAATATAAAAGCAGATATCAAAAGATACATAAACTGTGGTGATTCATATAATTCACCAGTGCTTCTATCTTGAACCAAATACTTGTCTACAACTTGTCGTAAACCCGCATAGGTAAAGATGTAATCTCTTTCGTGGTCTATGAATCCTTGAAGTCTATTAAACTCTTCCTCAGAGTATAAAGAAAGTATCTCAGAGTCATATACACCTTTATCCACATTATGTTTTACATGATCAATTAATTTTGGATGATCATGTATTCTTCCAAAAATTTGTTTGCGTACAGCAAATAATAATAATCTTGCAGCAACATACTGATAGTTAGGATGATCTAAATCTATCAAATCACTTGCTGAACGAATTAATATCTCTTGTATCTCACCAGTTGTGATACCGTCGTAGAATTGAATTCCAGATTGTATCTCGACTTGACTTGCAGAGACTCCTGCAAGACCCTTACACGCTTCTTCTACCATAACGTGCATCTTCTCAAGGTTAAGGGGTTCAATCGAACCGTTTCTTTTCTTTACCTTAGTTCCGTTGCTCATACTTTCTTCCAGTTATTGAATTTAATTTTTGCTTTTAATCCAGAATATGTATTTGATTCTAACACATTCATGATGTTCTGTCCACTGAGAACC